ACGAATAGCCGCAGGCCAAATCACGGACCGGACAACGGATGCATCCTGCAACGTGGTCAATTCGTAAGTTCCACCGGCCTTGAAGTTGGTCATGGTGAAGGTCGTCACGTTCCCGGTCATCGGCAGCACAGCCACGGGGTTGGCTTCCATGTTCCATGTCACGGCTCCGGCGACGATGGGAAGGGAGGTCTGGGCATAACGTTGCCCTTCGGACCATTCGTGAGGATCGGGAAGAAGGTCTGAGACGTCTTCGGTCAAATGCCCGTGATCTTCCGCCGCATAAGGTCCACCATGAGCGGCGTTGTCTTGCATATGGTTGGCAAATGCTGGGCCAACGTTGCCATGGGCGGCGGTATCTTCGTCATGCTCGACAATCTTGGTTGCAACATGTTCCTGACTGGCCAAGACCTTGGTGGAATCAACAGTCAACTCCAGAACGCCTGTTGCGTTTTCGATTTTCACTGGAGTGTAAATGGTCGCTTCCAGCTTGTTTGCCGAGTCTTCAGGGCCGGGCTTCCACATTGATGGATGGCCGCCGATAGCCAGCAAAGTATCTCCGGCGTAAATGGCGACCTCACGGATATACCATCCGCCGACAGTAATCGGCACATGGCCCACGAATTCCACTGTTTTGCCATCCTCCAAGAGGACGATTTCCTGAAGTTCGCCGCGCCACTGTTCGTTTACCAGAGACGTGACTCCTTCCACGAAATCAGGGATTTCTCCATTGCCATCCCCCACGGCCAGGTGGGTGGCTTGTTCCTTGGTTCCGGTAGCATCGGCATTAGCCAGGGCTGCCAAACCCGCAGTGGTTAGAATAAGTGCCATACAAAAAACCTCACTTTTACAGAATTGACTTGACGACTGTGTGGACGTAGCCGCCGACTTCCACCGCTCCGTCTACGGTGGCCTCGGTCGGCCAATCCGGTGAAATACGTGACACAACAGACGTGATTGTGATTCCCGCCACTTTTATCGAACCGGAAACCTGGGCATTGATGTTCAAACCGGCCAAAAGTGACCGGGCGGGTTTTTGGTCATTGGAAACGTCCTTGACGACAGTGTAATCTTCACATTTCAAGCCGGTTTCAGGGACTTCCATATTTACCCGGAATTCTGCCCATCGCTCCGAGTCCTCGGCACGAACGTTGAGCATTCTCGTATTCGGATAGCCGTAGTGATTCAGGATTTGCGGCATGCCCATCTGACCGCCTCCGAGACGTTGCCATGCAAAGGCATGGATGCACCGATTGCGGAATCGAACATCGGTTTCGGTTGCATGTTGCCTGATGCCCCGGCTTTCAGCGTGTCTGACGATCATTTCCGGCTCGCAGGTCCATGGATTGAATTGATCGCGTAGCCAGATGATATCCTGACGCATGTCATCCAGTGACCGGGCGAGACCTTCCACCAACGCGGCCAATGGACCGGCGCGGTGAATGAGCGGCCAGCGAAGGGTCTTGAAAAAGTAGTCTTTGAAAATCGACATTACAGATCGCCTGCCTCGGTAGTGGTAAGCATCAGCGTCTGAAGCACGGCAAGACCATCTTCCGGCACGGTCTGATCGTCTGCCGGAGAAGTCCAATTGACTCGCTTGACTCCATCCACGGCCATGACTGCGGCAGTCAAACGATCCAACGGCACATCTTCGCCGATCTGCAACGGTTTGATACCCGCAACCGTGGTCGGGTCCGTGAACAGGGCATGGATGCGCTGTTCGGCTTTGGTCTTGGCCGTATCGGCATGTGTGCCGGGAACAAGCATCAATTCGCCGGAGATGCTCAACTGCACAACCTGCGGTCCGCGTACCTGCCAGTCATCATTGACAGGCGGCCCGGCTTGTATTTCGTCGGGCTGTGCGCCGGTGGAAACAGCCAGCCGCACCATTTCAAGAAGTGCGTCCGTGGGAATGCCTGCCGAGCCTTTGACAATGACGTCAACAGTACCTTGTCCACGCGGATGCTGATCCAGCACTTTGACAGCGACCACGCCGGTGACGCTGAGTGTCCACAATTCATAGGCGTGTTTGGTCATGCCGTTGTTGCCCATCCAGCGCAGGACATATCGCTCTTGCAACTTGTTCAGGGGTTCAATGTCCGCCCCTTCAGAGGAGAGCCAGTCTGCGGAGTTGCTTACGGCATCGATGCCGGAAATGACTGTTACCATTTCCGTGACCTGTCCTGCGGACGCATTTGCAGCCGCGCCGTATTCTTCGGATTCGACAGGGACAGCAACCTCGTTTGTGCCGTTTTGAATAACTCCATCCTGAGTGGTGACGTACCTGTAAACAAGGCCTGTGCCATCCGGCAGGGTACGGACGATCTTGCCCTTGGGAATCGGCACGTTGCCGGATGTTCCTGTGCGGGCAAAACGAACCAGCCCTTTTGCCTTGGTGGCCTGTTTGCGCGGGGCTTCCACCTGCTCGGCGTGCCACTCCATCCATTCCTGGCTGGTAGTCGTCTTGGGTGCGGCCTGTTCAAAGACAGAGGCAAGGAGTTGATAGAGTTGATACAAACCCCAGCAATAGATTTCCAGAAGACCGCGCACCACGCCCTTGTTCAGGTTCAGTCGTGTGGGCAGCCAGCCCTTGGCCGCGTATTCTTCCTGCACGTCTTCCACATGGCCGAAGACCATTTTGCGAACATCGTCGAGAGATTTAGACAATCGCGGGGTTGGCATCTTTTATCACCAGTTCCTTTTTGGAGTGATCGGCTTCGATTGTGAGGTTGAAATCGTGGTCCACGTCGATAAAACGGAATGACGCTTCGGCCTGTATGCCCAGTTCGTCCCAATGCGTGACCGCGCAGGACGCGGAACCGGGCTGCACACGCGGGTCTTCATTCAGGCGGCGTTTGACCTCGGCCGCAAAGCCGATCCGGGCCAGTTCGTCATTGTCCTCATACATCCAGTCCGGCAGAAGAGAGCCGTATTCCTTGTCATAAAACAGGGTTCCGAGGTATGTACTCAACCGGAGTTTAATGTCCTGCACGCCCGTTGCCGGTCCGTCAGTGAACACAAGCTCACCATTGGCGGCCACACGGGCTTGCATGGTCTCGTCGAGGGCTATGTCTTGGGCGAAGATGTCAGTCATATTGCCCCTCCGCTTCGGCTCCCGGCGTTGCTGTTCCCCGCCGTGTCGAGATTTCCTTTGATGGAAGTATCCCCGGTCACTTCCAAGCTGGAGCATTTGAGCGGTCCGCCAAGCGTAAAGCTTCCTTCCTGCGTAGTGTTCGCCATGCAGGAAACCGTGCCGATTGTACCGCCAGGACCGGATGCCTGAACATTGCCTTCCTGCCGGATGAGTGGGGCCTTGATGGTCCAGACTCCGGCAATGGTTTCGTTCTTGTTGCCACCGATTTCCACGGTCTTGTTGCCGCCGATCTTGGTCACGGCGTTTGCCGGGGTGATTTGGATGATATTTTTTTCGGCGTCGATTTTGATGAATGTGCCATCGCTGTGCTGGATGATGAACGCACCGACCTCGCAGGCAGGTGCGCCGTTTCCGGCCCAACGGAAATTCGAGATACGCGGAAAGTTCGGGTCGCCGTCATAATATTCGAGGTCGCAGAGAGAATCGACAAGCGGCGGACAGACCACGCCGCGATTCGGACCAGCCCACATGATGGGGATTTCCACACGCGGAATGACCGGTTCTTTTTCGTCCACGGATTCGTCATTACGAAGCGGCTGCACGTCCGCCCAGTACCGACCATCCTCGGCAGGATAGGTTGCGACGATCTTGGCCTTGCGCACTACGCGGTAATAGGTACGCAGATTGGGCATGACGATTTCGATAACGCGCTTCAGGAGAGTTTTCAGGTCTGGGTTAGCCATGCTCCCTCCCGTACTCAATAAATGTCCGCACGCTCTTGGGCGTGATCGCATGTCTCACCTTGAGGGTGCGAAATGCCGCATCGATATCGAGGCGGGAATCTATCAAATGAAATAACCGGGAATGCGACAAGCCCGGAAGCATGACGGTTTCCACTGAGTGGAGGCCGTTCTTTTTCCTGGCTGTCAGGTGGCGAATCAAGTTCTCGCCGGTAGCTATTACCGGCACGTCTCCGGGTTCGTTAAAGTCGCCAAGGTTCACGCCATTGGCTCCGAGCCAGAGCGCGATCCGGCTGATGTCGTGGTCGTAGCCCAGTCGCAATGTGTGGAGCAGATGGCCGACAGCTTCCCATACGGGGCGTGTGGAAACCGGGAAACGGGCAATGGTTTCGTCCGGAATGTCGATTCGTCCTATGGGCAATCCTGTGCGCTGGATAAGGTGTCGGGCGATGGAAAGACTAGAATCATCAGCGTAGCATTCCGTCACATATGTGCTCAAAAGCGGCAGAGCCTTGCTGTCCGCAAGCAGACGAATCTGGTCGCGGGAGACACGCTCCGAGCCGCGCAAAGAGCCTTTCCATATGTCGGATTCGCCGCCGCGATACCCATATTCAATTCGCACGGGGTCACCGAACCCAAAAAGTTGTGCGACCTCGCCGCTCGGGTCTGGAACGTCGATGCGCGCAATGTCGAGCGGACAGTGCCGGGTCGAAACGATTTCCAAACGCGGACACCGCTCAATGATGTTGTCCCCGATTTCAATATGCAGACGGATTCCGGCAATCATCGCGAACGCTCCCCTATTGAAAGGTCGAGGCCGGGACCGATGCCGACTTTGACGGAGACAGTCCCGACACGTTTTTCGGCCCGGATAATCGGGGGCCGGTGTTCGGTAAATCGGAGACTGGCCATAATGACATCGTCCTGATCAGTTTCGGACGAATCAAGCCCGGCAAAGACGACTCGTTCAATGCCGCGTGCGGTCACATGCGGGTTTGCCACGTCCAACACACGCGGATTCGCGCCGTTGTCGTGGCCTCGAAAAAGAGCGTCCAATCGTGCCAGCTTGTCATAGCAATTTGTGTTGTCAGTAAGCAGCTCCACGCCCAGCGTAATCGCGCAATCATCCCATCCCCTTGGGGTCTTGGTCTTGCCGGAAAGTCCATCGCGTTCGGCTTCGTCAAAAACGACAGAGCCGCATACTCTCATACTTTTGAGTATGCCCGGCACAAGATTGGAGCCAAGGCGAACTTCGCCGTGGGCAAAGGTCAACATGCCGTCCATCATGCGAATTCTCCTTTGTTACCGGAACCGTCATGCTGTGCGACGAGTTGCTGTAATGCGGCGACAAAACCTTCCACGTCCTCAACGCCCGGCAACTGAACAGTAAGATGCTGAATGGTGACGCTGTTACCAGACGGGGAGACCGTAGCCCGATCCGGCGCGGGTGTGTGCATCTGGATCGGGGTTGGTCCCTGTGGTGAGGAGATGGCAGGCGGGGTGACCGCAAGATTGGCGGCCAGAGCCACGCCTGCCAATGCAGCGGATGCAGTGGCGTGCAAATTTGGGGCAGCGGCACGGATGCCGGAGCCGAGCGTGTCCATGATTTTGGTGCCGGACAGCGTGAGCGAAGAGAGCGGTCCTTCCTGCGCATCCGAGAACGGCAGGAGTTGGCGGACTTTGGACAGCCCGGCTTTGACCAGATCATACGGCGCGGTAATGACGGACTTGATGCCGGAGGCCAGTGTCATGATGAGCTTGCGCCCGGATTCGGACAGGTCGATGTCGAACAGCGATGTCAGACCATCCCAAAAGTCGGAGATACTAGCGTATAACTCAGGGAAAGATATCCAAAGAGCGGCATTCAAATCGATATCATGCCAAAAGGAAACAAAGGTCTTAATGGCATTGTAGCAGCGCGATATCCATCCGATAAACGCATCCACAACTTCCCGCACCGAATCAAAATTGTTGTACAGGGCGATAAGGACGGCTACGAGACCGACCACGGCCAGAACAATAATGCCGATAGGATTGGCGAGAATCATTGTGTTGAAGGCTGCCCATGCCGCTGCCCCGGCCCAGACCGCACCGGAAAGAAGAGTGACCGTGATTATGGTCACCGAAAGGACTGCGATAACGACGAGCAAGAATTTTCCGACCGGGCTGGCGGCCAACTTTTGCAACATAAGAATAAGACAAGATAAAGCCCCTGTTACCGTACCCACGGCTGGAGCGAATACAGAACCTACAATTTCGCAAAGGTTATGGAATTGTTGCCCTACCAACGCCATGGATGCACCAAGGTCATTGTTCATATGTTGGGCCATGTCATTGGTAAATTCCTGCCCCTGCACCATTGCGCCACCGACAGACTGTATGCCGCCTTTTAAGTCGCCAGTTTTGGTATACAGCAAGTCGATAAACGCCACGGCTTCATCCGTGCCGAACGCCTTCTTTATTTGCATTTTTTCCATAGCATCAATGGTGGGACCAAATTGGGCGCGCATGGCTTCAAGAATTTCGGGCGTGGATTTTAGTTGATTATTGGCATCCAGAAAATCCAATCCCAACTTACCTCCTGCCGCACCCGCAGCATTCAGAAATGCTTTGTATTTGGTTCCCGCTTCCGCACCGGGCATCGTGGCTTGCAGGACACCTAAAATAGCGAGCTGCTCTTGGAGAGGAATATTGGAGTTAGTTGCCGTGGCACCAAGCGTACTTATCGCCTGTGACATCTTTGATCCGTCCGTCTTGAAGGCTTGCACACTGGCCGAGATTCCCGCCGAGAACATTTCTCCGAACTGCATGTCCGTCATTTGCGAGTAATAGCCTTTATATATTCCATATCCGGTGGCAAAGAGGCTGGTCATTTGTCCAACGGTCGCCTTGGTCGCTTTGGCGGTTAGTGCCGACAACCCAGTAAAACCGGCAATACCTTCATCAGAGAGAGATGATATTCCCGACTTAATATCATAAGCGGCATAGAGAAAATCGCTTTTGGTCGTGCCGGAGAATGTATTGGAAAAATCCGTGGCGGCTTCTTCCATTGCCCCGAATTGCGTGATACCAACACTTCCCAGTTCCCCAAGGGCTTTTTGTGTTTCCACCGTTGAGAGCACCATCGCGCCAAGCCCTCCCAACACTACCCCTGCGACCAGGGCGATGGGTAAAAGCGATTTTGCCAACGCAAGGGCACCGCTACTGAGCGATGCCGCTGCCTTGTTGGTGACATTCATCTGCGCACCGATGCTTCTGAGCGGTGCCGTAATCATGTCGATGAGTGACATGGATGCCATGACGCTGAAAATTTCCATGTGGCTAGAATAGCCGCGTAGAGATTTTAGTTCAGGACGGTGTGTAAGGGGTGGCTGTTGTTTTAGTCGTGCTGCAATGTTTTTAGTCTATCAAAATTGCTTAATAATATTTCCCGCTTAATTTTAGATTTTAAGCAAAAAATGTTCTTTCCAAATTAAACCTTTCTAATCCGTTGAGAGGAGCTATAAAAGATACTTAAATGTTTTCAATCTTCACGTTTAACTTTATTTCATAACGTTTTAAGAAACCTAATTTATCCCTTTTCATAATGTTATGAATTTTCGGACTAACAATCACACCACCATCCTCGAACAATTCAAAATATTCAGAATAATTATCAATCAACAACTCTGCTATTCCACGACTAAATCCATTTTTAACTAGGGTTATTATGTCAGAATCAGCTGTTCCATATTTCGCCTTTTTGTAGAAAGTTTCATCCATCATATTGAGTTCGTGAAGGACCTCTATGAATCTGAAAATTTCATAATCAAAAAAATCTTCTTCCTCTTTGATTCGCACAATCGCTAAATTTATTTTTTCTGAAACACTTTTTCCGCTCATGCGAGTGTATAAAAGACTGTAACTTTCTTCGATACTTGAATCTCCCCATCTATGTCCTACAAATATTAGCTCGTCATCAGGCAGCTTCCCCCACTGTTTGATGAACTTACTTATCATTTTGGCCATAGGTGTATTGTTTATCTTCCAATCAAGAAACATTGCATAAAAAGCTTGAGCTTTTTCAGATTTTAATCGAAGCAAGCCCGCTTTCGCCTTTAATTCAACTGGAATAAAGACGACAAAAGCGTCTGCTATTGTCGTCATCAATGTGTTTGAATCTTTTATTTTTTTTACAATCAATTTTTTTTCTGAAAGGACTGATTGAATATGCTTTTCCTGCTGAAAAATGTTTATTTCTGAAATATTATTTTCCAGAAGTTTCAACCCAACTGTTGTTGAAACTATTGGGCATTTAAAATCTTTCGTGATTCCCGTTTCGATGTTTTCTAATCTTATTAGTGTCTGTTTGTACTCTTTTTCATTGTCTTCAGTCCTTTTAGAGCCTTCTAAAAGGACATTCTTTATCTTGTCTTTATGCTTTTTGTTAACATGCATGACCTTTTCTACAAATGTCCTGTAGTTTGCTTTCTTACGGCTGTAATCGTCGGAGGCAACAAGATGTATTTCAGGTTGGAGTTTTTTTAAAGAATCTATTTGGGCCGCATTGAAGATATCACCAAACCTATTAACTCTTCCTATTAAATTCTTAAATTGAGAGGGACTAAGGTTTCCTCTTCCTTTTGTTATTTCTAATAGGAAAATAATCTCAATGGGAAGGTTTACTCCTTCTAGCAATGTGGAGCTGGAAATAAGATAGCGAATATCCGGGCAATTTTGATATAGATATTCGGTATAGTTTCTAACTGCGTCAGACATCGACCCATGGTGATACAGTACTCCTCTGCGCATGCACTGCAAAAGATGGTATTGGTTATGAACTGACGCGCCAATTTCTGCTACAGCCTCATCTATCATCTCAGAGTGTGTTTCAGGCAAAGAATAGGCTAATTTAAGAGCAAATTCTTGTACGTTTTTTGGCTTATTAAAGTAGATAATATTCTTACATTTTGAATTATTTTTAATGTAGGAGATTGGGTCCGTGCTATTGTTGTTGATAGATGTATACTCATGGAAAAAATGGTCATAAAATTCAAAATAATCTTTATCGCTTCTGAAATCAGCGATATAGATTTTTTCTGATTTTATATATTCGTCAATAGTAAAACATACAGATTTAAATGCTAAATCTCGGAATTCAAGGCTATTCGCGTCTTGGATAAAAGGAGTAAGGAACTTGAAAGCGGTCTTGGGATTTCGAAAATCGAGCATTCTCAGGGTAGAAGTCAACAAAAGATTCCTACTATCCCCATCTAGCATATTGTGCGCTTCATCTACTAAAACAATTTCGAAAGCCATTGATTTATCTGCATTCAAAATTCTTGTTAAACGCTCCTGAGTCAGTATATATATAGAATTGGAGTCATTCGGCTTGTGCATCTCAGGGTGGGAAACGATTCGAGTTACCCATTCGAGATTTGCGTTAATAATTCTTCTTCTTGTCTGCGCAAGAAGAGCTTTTGATGGCACAATAATACAAATTTTTTTGCCAATTGATTGTTGGATGGCTGAAATTATCAACTCTGATTTGCCATATGATGTAGGAGCAACAACTGTTGTATTTTTTGATAAGTTCCCAATAAAAAAATTGTTGAGATGGAATTGCTGTTCAGTGAGAACCATGTCTTGCTTTCTAAAAATATCAATATAACTATCTACAATCGTGGAAAAAAAAGAATCTCTTTCTTCAATCTTAATGTTAATTGGGAGTGTGTTTATTTTTTTTATAAGTGCGGCAATGGGTATTAATCCAGAATTGATAGAAATATCATATAAAGGCCTGTAGTCATTCGTTTTATTTCCATACGCGAGCGCAATCCTGTAGCCTAATTGCGACATGATTTTATTTTCCTGATTTGTGAAAAGAACTGCTATTGATAGTAATTTCTTCCTGTCAGTATCGCTAAGAGATTTTTGGAAGAAGAGCTTTTTATACAGTGAAAAAAGCTGCGCATACTGTCTCTTGAAACTTGGTAGTTTTAAGCTTTTTAATGTTAGCTGTTCTTTTTTCATGCGTTTGTTTCGCCAATTTCAGAGAATAAGAAATCTGCCACTTTTTCATGTGTACCTTTTTGAATACAAAAAATAATATTTTCTAAAAATGCTTGGTCAGCATTCAGTTTTTGCAGAAAAAGTTTTGCGGGAGAAGGGGTAATTCTGGTTGATAGTGGCTCAAAAAGACTAGCAATTAAAACTACGCAGTTATCATTACTTGCAGCTCGTCCTTCCTCTGCAAAATTTCCTTCACTTAGCAATATTTCTTCTAAGGTCTTTTTGTCGTCATTGTTCTCGTTTACAGCACACTGAACTGTATTAATAGCATTGTGCCAGTATGTTATCTCAGACTCGTTCAATCTTTTAACGAGGTCTGCTTTAGCCGCTCTCAATAGATCGGTAGTGGTTTGATCGTGATTCTTGCCTTTATGGAGATTCCCTGATTTGACTTCTGTAATCCATCCAGTCTGGTCTTCAGGTCTAAAAAGGATTAGATCAAAACCTTTTTTTATTGATTTTTCTTCTAAATTAAAAAACGCTGAAGCTATATTAAACTCATCAAATATCTTAGTGAGAAGGATATGCGAAAGGAATTCTCCGATCATCCCAATTTTTGTTTCTGGAGGTTTTTTTTGATAACGACCATGAAAGGATTTTAATGTTGCGTTATAACTATACAAAGAAGCCTCTGCGAAGCGTTCTGCGCGGGCAGCACCATGGCAAATGCTAACAAGGTTATCCCTTATAACATCTTTTATTTCTTTGGAAAGATATTCAATATGACAAACAGCAAGTCCGTCATACTTGTTGAAAATGACTCCATCAATCAGCTTTGTCATTTACACCCCGAATTGTGAAATGAATTTTAAGACGCCAAGGCTAGAGTAGATAGTTATTGAGCCTTTACGTTATTGCCAAGCTGATACTAGATGGTGATAAGTTTGTCCAATATTCAAGCATTTTTAAGAATAATGTTCTTCCTCGTATCCCAAAAGACTTAGAATTTCCAAGGTGACTGATTACGAGATATAGGACTTGTTCCCCCCATACCGCTTCTCCAACCAAATAGCTTGCGCAGCCTGCTGGGCAAATATCTCGACAGACGGGGACGGCGACTCATGGAGCCAGTGCTTTATCAGCACGGCGTATTGAGTCATGCCGTCCCCGTCTATTTGTTGCAGGTTGCGCTGGATCAGTTTCCCAGGTCACCAAAACCACAGGATGCCATGAGTGCGCCGCCAAAGGTGGAGGCGAGGCCGGAATATTCGTCCAGGGCCTTTTTCAGTTCCTCTTTCTGATTGGGGTTGACCGTTTCCATGATCAGGTTGCGGAAGGCCTGCCCCGCGTTCTTGAGCACGGTTTTCTGCACACGGCTGATCTGTGGCGTGGTCGGGCGTTTGAAGTTGAAGGCGAATTCCACGTCTTCATCCTTGAACCGGTCAAGAAAGGAATGCTTCAGTTCCATATAGTTATTGGTGTCATTCTGCTTGTCCATGTGTGTTCCTTTTTCTCAGGTTGGGTGTCCGGTCTACAGAGCGGGAGTGCCGCCCCATTTGATGGGTGCGAGAATTGCGAAGTCGTGTTTCATCTTGCCTGCGTTGTCGTCGTCCTGGCTTGCGCCGGAGTCCTGTTTTGTGATCTTGACCGCCGGAAGCGTGTCAGTACTCGTGGGCATGCCATCATTGCCGTAGCTGACAACAATCTGGAACGATTCACCTTTGTATACCGATCCCCCGAGTGCTTCGCGCAATGCGTCCGCTTCGTCGCGGTCAAGTTCCATGTTGCCGGAGGCCTTGTAATTCTTGCGGCCATAGCCACGCGGCGTGCTGCCCTTGCCGTATCTCGGCTCGACGGCGCGTTCATCATTGTAATTGATGCTGGTGATGCCGACCGCAACGCCGTTGGGCAACTGAATTTCAACGCTTTCCCAGTCATAGAGATTGCCGTTGACTGACATTATGCCACCTCTTTGATTCGCGGGTCGAACTTGGACCCGGCATAGGTGTAACTGGTGAAGAGCTTGATCTTGCGAATGATGGGAATGCCTATCAACTCCTGTTCCACGGCCACGCCGTTGTTGGCGACATCCTGACCCGGTGGAATGGTGATGATGTAGCCCACCAATTCCTTGGGTTTGGCCTTGGTCATGGTATCAAGCGCGTTCTCGATGTTGCCCTTCAGATATGCAAGCCCGGATGCTCCACCTTCCGCTGCCGGATCGCCTGCTTCGTTGTACAAGCCTTTGAGGGCTGCGATACGGGCAAGGCGAACAGCCTTGAAGGTGACTCGCAGGATTTCCTCGTACTGGAAATCGCTGGTCGCTTCGGCCAGAGTGCGGGAATCGCCCCAGTAGGGAGATTTCAACCCGGCATAACTCTTGGCCGTACAGGCTCCGGCTTTCTCCAGGGCAATCTGATGCCCCTCGGTCCAGCCTTCGGGCAAACTTCCCTGGCTGATTCCGCCATCCATCACACGTCCGGTCGCCCGATGCACCGGGATGAACAGCACACGCCCGACCTGCAAACCGCCCCAGTTGCGGAGCTTACGCAGACCTGTTGAGTCAGACACCTCGCCAAATGCGACGATGTTCTGCACGAAACGATGGGAATAGGTGGCAGCTTCCGCTTTCCATGCCGCTACCCAGTCGTTGAGGTCTTCGCCGTCATGGGGCAGCCGGAATTCGGTCTTGAAGTACGTGGGGCGGTGCAGGTTCCACAATTCGTCCGCCTTGGCTCCGCACGCTGCCCAGTCCACGGAATCGCTCGGTCCGACGATGTAGACGAATTCCACGTCATACAAAGATAGCGGCGTTTCCAATGCTGACATGACCGAAGATATGGACGGCACCGGCGCATTCAGGCGGCAACTATATTCGGTTCCGAGAGTCAAATCTTCGTCCGGCACCGTGATGCTTATGCCTGTGGAGTTGATCAGGATCACGCCGTCAACCGGGATGGTGCGGATGGTATCCCAGTTGTCGCCACCGTCTTCGGAAAGCTGGTACGTGCCAATGTTGCGGCCACCTGCTCCGGTGACACGCAGGGTCAACTCGGCAGCGGCCTTGACCGTGCCGGTGACAGTGAGTGCCGGGCCATTGCCGACCTGTTTTACTGGGCCGATGGGGCCGCGAACGGTGACGGCATACGTGTCATCCTTGGCGTGTACGCCTGCCTCCAGAGTCAGTACAGCACCGGATTCTCCGAATGTGATCTGGCCGTTGGCCGGGGTGGCCGTGGCGTTTTCCCATGTCGTGCCACCGTCCAGTGATATTTTGTAAGTGGCAGTGCCTAGCTGGCCTTCCACGACAATTTGAACAACCGCGTCTGCATTGGTGCTGCCGACACCGCTGGTTGTCGCGTCCGGGCCGGTGCCGGTGTGTTTGACGTTGCCTATGTAGCCACCGGGCAATCCTGTAACCGGCACAGCCATGACCACAGGTTCCTGTCCGCCCGTGGCAAAGATGTCACGGAGCCGGTCTACCATTGGGCCGGTGCCGAGCAGACCGGGCAGGTCGCTTCGCTTGCCGAGCAGATAAGCCTTGCCGACTTCACCTTCGGAGCACACGCCTGCAACAATGACCGTGCCGGAGACACTGCCCGGAGCGAGGCCGCTGGTGCCGTCGATGAGATATTCAATTACATCATTCATGATTCCCCCCTAAATTGTGCCGCCGCCCTGGGGGCGGTTGCGCAGGTTCTCCAGCGCGATATCAAACTCGCCCTGGGTGACCTGTTTGCCATCTGCCCAGCGTGCTGCCTGACGAAGTGCAGCAAGTTCCCATGTCGGGATTCTTGCTTCTTCGGCCAGTGTTTCAACGGGCATCAGCGGGGCCTTAGTCTTGTTCTTGCTCATTGCTTGCCTCCCTGTATTTGGGGGTAATGGTCACGCTCTTGATGAGCGGGATCTCGTTTTCGATAGTGGTCATGCCGGTGAACGTAATATGAAAGGTCTTTGATCGTTTCTTGAAGACTTCCACGGCCTTTTTCGTGAATCCGCCGTACTCGGCTTTTTCCACGGAAACCTTGACTGTATTCCCGTTCCCATCGGTAAAATGTTTGGGTAATGCCACAATAAAGCGGCTGGAAAAGTCCTTGAGCCATGCCTCGTCGTCGGCGCGGATCGCGGCGCGTACAGGTAGGCGCATGGCATGCTTTTCACGGCTCAACGTGCGGTGCGTCTTTTCCTTGCCGGGGGTTGGCCTTTTGCGCACGGGCCGTCCGGTTCGGTTGTACTGTTCGGCCAGATAGGAAATATCGACGCGGCGTTTTGGAAGTGTAATGCCGTCCTTGTCAGGCGCGATCATGACTGAGGATTCGGGCAGGCCAGCGGCAACGGCTGCGGCTGTGATGATGTCGGTGGCGATCTGTCTCACTTGGAGCCTCCAAGCACCCCGATCAGATGATCCGAAAGGATTGCGCGGGCTTCATCTATGTCGTCTTCGGAAATGCCGATGTAGGGGCGTTCGGGGAGCGTGACAGCGTGGCCGCGTCCTGTTTCGCCGCCCAGTTGGTGGATGCGGGCATAGACAACGTTGCTGCCCACAACTATCTGGTCAGGGCTGGCTTCGTAGCCGATGGAACCGCGCAGACGTCCTTTGTTCACCAGAGTCTTGCCGCCTTCATTTTCGGCGCGCTGCGAGACGGGCCACTTGGTTCCGTCCGGGGCCGTGGACGTGCTGAACCGTTCTACCGTGGATGAGGTCAGCATTTCACCAATTTCTTCCATGGCCGCCTTGCTTTGCGAGGCCTTGGTGACGGCGGTGCCGATCATGCGATCCATGCCGCCCCAGTTCAGTTTGAAACTTGTGCCGCCCATTACCAGCCTCCCATGTCAATGGTGGGTTTTCTGGTCTTGACGATGAGAGATTCATCGGAGCGGGCTTCCTGCCCCAATTCCTTGAGGCCAATGTTCAACTTGCCGTCACGAATGGATTCGAGGTCTTTGATTGCCTGTTTGTACTGAGTCTGAATTGGTATCCAATCGTTATTGGACCCACCTTCGGAATTCATGAGCGAGGTGATACCGCCCACGACCCGATAGGCGACCATGACGGAGGCAATCCGTTTGAGGGTGTCCGGGGTCTGGAGGAGCGGCAGCTCGAACCGTGCGCGGAGGGCATCGTCGATTTCGCCGGACACGTTGCGGATGGTCTTTTCGACGATTCCGGCGGTCTGTTCTTCGGCGGCAACCAAATATGCCTCAAGTACATAATCGGTCAGGTCGGCTCTCTCGCAGTACACAGTTGCCTCTCATTCGCGTTTTGGACTAGTTTTAGACTAGTTCCAGTGATGTGACCCGTATGATGCGCCCTGCCGGATGGTTAAATGCGGCAGGGCGCGTTTTGGTGTTAAATGACTTTCGACCAGCAAATGGACTTTGGAGAACGGGCCGGAAGCGGCTTGCTCTGGCCGATGATTCGGTAGCCGTTGCCTTCGGGAAGTGTCACGGGTTTGGGAAAAAACGGATACGGCTGGAGCTTGGCGTCAACATCGTCCAGGGCGCAGTAAATGACCTTGGCCGGTGCATCCTTGGCGTAGGCCACGATCTCACCGGCAGGTACCTTGGCAACCATGGAACCGGTATGCGGATTGCGGTATTTTTCGGACATCTTCCTGACCTTGTAACCGCCGACATCGATCACGCCTGCTTCGATGGATACCTTGAGCTTGGCCGTGGACTTGTAGTCTTCCACAATGCCGTAAATGGCCTGATATGCCGCCTTGCCAGCAAGAAACTCGATATCGCCGCCGTAGCCGCCGTCCTGAATGGCTGTTTCCATGTCGGAAAGAATTTCATAGACATCCGCAACCTTGATGCCGTCTGCGGTAAACAGCTTGGCAGGATTGACACGATGGGGTGTTCCGAATTCCACGACGTAAGTGTCCCAGTCGCCGGAGTCGAGCTTGACGGGCCAGCTGATGGTTCCGGTCAGGGCAGTGGCCGCGATGGCTTCGGTGGTAAAACGGCAGGTGTCGCGCAAATGGGCGATGGTGTCTCGGGTCCACGCGTCAAGGCTTGCCCTTTGGTCCAGGATCATGCGCAGGTTGTTCAGGTCCTGGCCGGTGATGTCCTTGGACGGCTTGACGGGCAGCGGCTCGATCATGCTTATGGTCACATTGCCTGCGCCCACGGGAGTGGACAGGCCTCCGCGCCGAATGACCGGGGCCGTCCCCACGATATCAAGGATGTCGTTAATTCCCACCAGGGCGAACGGTTTCTGCACGCGTCCGGGGAAACAACTGTCCATGATGGTGGTCTTGATCTTGGGCAGCCCCTTGAGGTGCTGGGCAACAGCCTGCGGGGAGAAAATGCCCTTGAGTTGGGTAAACATTCGGGTCACTCCTTAGACGGCAAAGATGCCGATGGTTCCAAGTTTCTTGATGTCAGCCGAGGTGGCCGGATCGCCTTCCGCCTTGATCTTGAGCAAGTCCCTGCGGACTGTGCCGTGACGCAGGACAAAGGCCGGGGAATCGTCGGCAGTGTTGACGGGTTCATCGACTACGGCCACGGGATCATCTGTGTCGTCGGTACCGGTGTAAGGCACCAGATCGCCGTTCGCGTCTTCCTTGACGATGAGGCCGATGGGATATTCGCCGTTGTCCGCCTTTACCGAAGCAGAACCGGTGATGGCGGGATGATGGTCGGTATGGGCGCGTTCGCCCCCGGCACTGATGGTGCCGAGATTGCCGGATATGGGCATGGGTGGTTCTCCTTAAACGTACTGGGTCAAGTCGTCGGTCACCGCATCGTCATTATCGGACGGGGCGTTGAACTCATTCAGCAGGCCGTGGCCCTTGGCTTCAGCCATGAAATTCAGGAAGTGGTCGGTCAGCGGTTTCTTGCCTTCGTCCGCGCTGAAACTCATTTCCTTGCTGCCGTCCTCGCCGTCCAGGGCTTCGCAGAAGGCGAGGACCTTGGGCTTGTCGGCGGGCAGGAGTTTGCCGTCTTCGACGAGCTTGTCCACTTTGGCAGTGGTATCCGCTGTGCGACGTTCGGCTTCTTGTTTGACAGTTTCTTCGTCCTTGGCCTTCAGGTCGGCTTCGGCCTTTTCGCGTGCCGTTTTTTCATCGGCGGCGTTCTTTTCCGCCTTGGCAAGTTTGTCTTCCAGTTCCTTGGTCATGTCGGGGTCCTCCGGTGCCGGTTTTCCCGGCGGGTCTGCCGGAATGTCCGGCTCGTTGAAATTGATGTCCACGGTCAGTCCACCTTCGTCCTGAAACTCAACGCGGCCCAATCCCTTTATCGCCGGGGGGACTGCGCCAAGCAGACCGAAATGGCGGATTTTCAACTCGGGTGTCAGGCTGAGACTGCCGTATTTGTAGCCTCCATTATCCATAGCTTCGCGGGCTGTGTCCGAAACCTGTGCAAACTGTGCTTGCAAAATTCCGTCTTCGTTTTTGACCTCCTTGATCCAGCCCTGCGCCGGATCGTTTCCCTTGGGATGGCCGAACACCACTGGCGCATCTTCGGTGCGCTGGTTGTAATTCCCGGTGATGCGGTCAAGGTCTCCATCGGTCCATGTCCGGGTGCGGCCGGAACTGTCCGTGTGGGTTCCTGTCTTGAAGATGTTGGTCCATTTGCTCATGAGTTGACCCTCTGCTTGTTTATGGTTATTGTATGTGTATCGAGAACAACCGCGCTGACACAGGCCCACCGGGGAGGGATCAGAGCTGTGACAGGTTGCTTTAGGGTCCGGCCCTCTAAAGCTGTTCCCGATAGACGAGAATCCCGCCTCTTTGTCTTTCCAGGTATTCCAGAATCGCTTTCTCGCTGCGCCCAGCCTTGGGCATGAACGTTGTGGCTCCGTGCCAGTGACGACCCAGAAGACTGAACGAGCAATAGCCTCCGATGTCCTTTTTTTCGGACTGGGCAAACATGCGAATCATCCGAAGCGCGTACACTGTCCTTCGGTTTTTCCCGATTTCGACAGGCTGCCACCAGACCTCGTAGGGATTCTGAATGGTCCGGGCCAGAAGCTTCATGTATGGCCCTTTGTCGGACCATGTTCTCTTGAATTCTCCGGTGGATTTGTCCTTGAACAGCCATTGATTGATGACGACCGGATAGCCGCCCTGAACCGTGTGAAGTTTGCTGTCGCTCAATGAGCGCAAACCGAATTCCTTGAGGAAGGCGAGAACATGTTCCTCTTTGCTGAGATTCTTACTCAAGAGGTCATGCTTTTCGTCGATTTCAACGATATGACGGCGATCGATTTCCGTGAGCGGCGGCCTGCACACGGGGCCTGCCGCATGATCCCCTGATCGACACAAAGCCTTGGCAGATACGTTTACCGGTTCACTGTCCAGTTCGGACGGGGCAAGGCCGCTCATCCAGTCTTCGCCCACGTTGGTGGCCCATCCCTTGTCCGGGATAGGCGTCACAAAAGATTCCATGCCGGTCTCGGGATCGATCACGCGGATGGTGTCGGGGATTTCCGTCTGTACCTTGAGGCCACGCGACTTGACCTGTCGTTCCGAAAGCGTGACCACCACGCACCGGCAGGCAAAGCCGTTGGGCGGATACCATGTCTGCCAGAAGGGGTGATCGTACGGGTAAACCAGACCGTCCACGGCAAGGTGGGTTTGCCTTGTGCGCCGGTCACGAACAGCAACAAGCATCCAATACGGGCGTGATTTGGCGACCCGTTTCATTTGCTGATAGCGGCCTGCCATGTACGCACTCTGCACGTTGGTGCGAAAGATGTTTTCAACCCGCCATGCCTTTTTTCCGGTCCAGCCCTGTTGATCAATGATGTCGCCAATGCGACCCTTGAAATCGGCCAGAGTTTCGCCGTTCTCAATGGCCTTGCCTATGGCGGCATGCATGCTGCCGACCTGATCCATCTTTGCAAGGCCTGACACGGCAAAGGCGCGGCTGCGGGCAGCGGTGTCCATGCGCTCGAAATCGGCGGTGGAAACCGGGGCCTTGCCCTTCCAGTAGTTAATGGCTTCAGCAGGTGCGAGTGGTTCAATTGTGACAGGCATCTGTGTCCTCCTGACAATCCACGCACAACCGGACGCCGGGGACGGCTTGACGGCGGGCTTCAGGAATCGGTTCGTCGCATTCTTCGCAGTAATGCAGAGATTCCCGTTGTAATGTGGATGAACCTGCGTTTTTCAAAGCTATTTTGAGATGAAGAGCCTCTACGGCTTGGGCGTTGTCACATTCATCAGCCATTTGCGTCCTCCTGGGCGGACATGGTGCCAAAGGCTGCCGCGTTGAGCGCGATTCGGCTCACAAGTTCGGTCAACTCATCCTCTTCAACGTCCTGCCCAAGCAGTTCGGCCAGCATGATCTGCATGTCCTCGAATGATTCAGCGGACCGCACTATTTTCTCAATTTGGGTGGCAATATTCGCATTGGCCTTGATGGCCTGGGGAATGATGTCAGCCACGGCTTGATCAACTATGTCCTGGGCGGCGTTGATATCGGCAAATTCGATAAAGGCGGAATGGTCTGCCGGGAGTTCTTCTTCGGCTGGCTGTGTTGCCTCATCCAAATCGAATTCATCTTCATCCAATCCGTAGCGGCGGGAAAAGTGGCATTTGGTGAAGCGGACGCCCACGCTGTGCAACTTGGTGTCGAGTTCGGCTTGCGCTCCGTAGTCTTCCGGTTCGTTGTAGGCAAAGACTGAAGCCATGACGCCAGCCGGGGCGTTCACGTTGCGGTAAATGAGCGCGATGTCGTTCATGGCACTGCTTACGAGGAATTGATCGGCTTCGGCCATGTCCTCGGACACGCTGTAATGGGTTTCGCTGGCCGCACGACTACCGCTTCCATCCATTTCGGCGGTCAACGTCTGTCCCATGAGCACCTTGGATATGGCTTTGTCCCAACGCCGGAGATAACTTTCGTGCAGGTCGCCCGCCTTGCCAGATGCGCTGGCAAGTTCCACTTCCGCGCCACCCGGCAACACGGCCACGGCATCCTGAACCATGGACGCAAGGTCATTGGCCATGTTCATTCGGTCAGCACGATCCGCATTGCGCGGAGCCTTGGCAAGTACCCACGGCATACCGAATTTTTCACAAAATCTGGTCAGGAATTCGATGCCGCCGCGCTTGAAGGCCACAGGCCAGAGACAACGCGAAAGCAAACGCAAGCCATAGGGATTCTCGAAGGTCGGAAAGTGCCGGACCAGAACGAACTTGCCGATTGGCAAACGTTGATCTTCCGCTTGGGTATTGCCGCAAAAGATGGGACTATTGTTGTCGTCAAATCCAAACCACTTGCGCGGCTTGGCAACGATGTCTGCCAGTCGAAGCCGTCCACCATCCGGCTCCCATATAAGTTCCAGCACGGTCAGGCCATAAAATGGCGCGTCAAGCATGCAACTGAACACGTTGCGCAGGTTGATCGCTTCAAGATCGGCTACCAGATCATCACAGAGTCGGGCGGCATCGGTGGACACGTCCTTGCCCTTGGCCTGCCCTGGCGAGAACTCGTAATCCTGTTTGTTCAACACCCGAAGCTTGCGGTTCTGGATCGCCATGCAGACTTGATCGTCAGCGGTCAGGTCCTCAAGCACGTCCGCCGAGTCCCCGCGCTTGAGCAATACGGGGTCAGGATCAGGGAGCTTCCCAAGGAAGCTGCCCACGTCCGCACCGGCTGCAAGTCGCGTGGCAAATTCGGTGGTCAGGTCGAGGGACGGTGACTCGAAATTTATGGCGTTGCCTTTGTGGTCGTATATTGTTGGCATCAGTATCCTCTCATGATTCCGGCGGTGCGTCCTGCGCCGCCTGTACAGAAGTCCCAATCATCATCACCCGGCTCAAATTTCCGGGCGGCGGACAAAGCCAGCACAAAGGCGATGGCCGAATCGCCATGACGCTTGCCTTTGTCCTTGCGGTCCTTTGTCCGTGCGTCTCGGGGGATTTTGGGAACACCCTTGATCTTTTTGACGGCCCTGAAATCATCCAGCACGTCATCATTTTTGGGGAGTGTTGCCGTGCGATCTTCCAGCGCGGATTTGGCTGGAGGCCAGTTTTCGAGGTTCCACGCTTCATGAAATGTCACCTCGTCAATAATCTCTGGACCAAATTTCTGACGGGCGCGTTCTGCGAGGAAGGCTCCGTTGCCCCCCTTGTCCAATGCGCCACCGGAAAAACGTGGCAGCCTTTCACCGACATAAAAAAGGGCCTGTTCTTGTTGAGTAAAAGGACAATCACGAAGCTCAAGGATGAATGGGGTGTGGTGGCTCAAATCCGGTTTTCTCTGAATCGGCCAAATGCATGTCAGGTCGATAAGACGCCCAAAATCCTCCCCGAAATAACTGGGCCAGTTGGCAAGGGTTGCGAGCAGTGGCCCGACATTTTCTTCCAGCCAATCTTCCATTTCGCTCTGGCGTTGCGTATCCGGCCAATCTACAAAATCCTTGGCTGGCGGTTCCCAACGAATGACCGGGATCGTCGAGTCCATGCAGCCTTCAATCGTGGTGCGCACAAGATATGCGCCGCCGGACTTGGCAGGGATGCAAAAAAGTTCTTCGTCCGCTCCATCGCCGTAATCCGCAACAAGAGACTCGCGCCACGCACGCTCGGCCTCCCGGCTCCAATCCTGTTTTTTGGCCTGACAAATCGCCTTGTACAGCCCTTGGCCAAGAGCATCATCAAGCGTGGTGCGATGCAGGGAATAGTTGAGTTTCCCGGCACGAACATCCTGCACAATTTCATTGAATTCCGAGTCTTCACCATTATGTGTTGAAATAAGAGCAATATCGCCACCCCACATGATCAGGGCCAGAGCGGCCTTGAGCAGTTCGCGCAGGTTTTCAACAAACCCGGCCTCGTCTATGCGTACCCGGCCCTGCTTTGAACGCAGGTTTGATGGGTTGGAAGACAGTCCCTGCACAACGTGACCCGAAGCAAAGCGGACCTGAAAAATGGTGATGTCCTTGTCTTCGTCCACCAGCACGATTTCTTCCATGTCACCGGCTACAAGGCTGAATTTTTTGGCCCAATCAGCCACGTCACTCACATACTGTTTGGTCATGTCCTTGTTGTAGGAGAGGTAATATGTGGACATGCCGCCATCTGCCTTAGCCTTGGCCGCGACCAGTGCGCTGTCCGCTGCGTCACACCATGACGCACCAATGCGCCGGGATTTTTCCCATATTTTGATGGGCGAGGTGTCGTTGATCCACGCTTTTTGGTATGAAATAAGCTTTGCCATCAGATGATTTCCCTGATGCGGGCCTCAAGGTTTGCAGACAGTCCTTTGGTCCGTTCCGAGGTATCGTCCGGCGTGAGCTTTGCCTTCATTTCTTCGATCAACAGGTAGGCTTTTTGCACGGACTCAACCGCCTTGAAGTCAGCCCCTTCAGGGTTGAGAAGAGCCGCATTCAGCTTGATGTCCACGGCTTCTTCCAGAGCGGCAATGGCTTCTTCCGGTGTGCGGAATCGCTTGTGCGTTTGATGCTGAAGAGCTTCAACGATCTTGCCTTTGCGGGCGGCTTCGGCCTGTTTCATGGCAAGGCTTTCAAGGCTCGCCACGGCAAAACTGGTTTGCGCGTCCTGCGACTTGATGAGCTTTTTCAGCATGACGGATCGGGCCATGATGGTATCGGCCCGGAGGTCTGCCTCTGCCTGGGCGAGGTTTTCCCGCTTGTTGCGCCAGTCATAAGTGGCGGACCATCGCTTGAGTGTGGACGCGGCCACGCCTGTTTCCTCGGCCACTTGGTCAAAGGTCAGCCGAGCTACGCAGTACAGTTCCTGTGCCTGCCACACGGCTTCAGGGGGATATTCGCGTCCGGTGCGTTCCATTATTCGCCTCCGGGAGAAGGCCGCTTGACGCCGGGAACCGTGGCATAGCCTTTGGCGACCTCTTCACCTCGCTCAGTAAGATGGGCCACATGACAAACCCCGTTGCAATCCACGGTGACAAGGCCCTGCTCGGCGAGCCATGCAAGCTGAGTGCGCACGGAGTCACGCGATGGACGAAAGCCATATTGAGGCACCATGTCGCGGATAAGGCTATCGTTGAGGGCATAATCAGGTTGTTCGGCCAGCAATCGAAGCAAGGTGATGCGCAGGTGCTCGGCCACAACGTTTCCGTAACTCATTGCTATTTGCCTCCTTTCAACAGGAAATCTTCATGACGGGTGACAACGCGTTCAAGGCGATCCACGATCCTGCCCACACCTTCGATCTTCTCAACGGCAACGTGCAGGTCACCGCCGAAACTCCGAATATTCAGGGCCAATTCATGGAGAGTCTTTTCGCTAGGGACATTTTTCAGGCAGGCTTCGGCAGTGGTGAGCCGTTTGTCGAGGTCGGACGCCTGTTTGCGTTGATCCAGCAGGAGCTTCAGCAGTATGCCGAGAATAGGCAGGACCACTACCTGAACGATCCGCAAAACGAGGTCTATGTAGTGCAGGTCCACGCCTTACCTCCGCCACAGCTTGATGACTTTGTCCATGCCTGTTTCCGGTTGGACTCCCATTTCGCCCAGCTTCTCCTGGGTGCGGCGGCCAGTGTAGGCGCGATACATCATGAGAAACGTGCCGGAGACTGTGGGCAATGCCCATTTGAGCACGTCAATGATGAACGCGGCTTCGTCCTTGGTGACTGATGCGGAAAAGGCTGAAGCAAAGGCCACGGCCACACACATGAAGATAAGCAGGAACGATCCCTTGCCATACCAGCGCAAAAGCTGGGGACGTGTGCGGCGTACATATTCGTCGCTGGAGGCTATTTCGGTTTTGGCAAGTTCCCGGCCTCCCTGCGTGTCCTCAAGGTCAAGCTCACGTAATCGAATTTTGGTTTTCATGGCTGCCTTGGAAAGGGCCGCTTGTTGTTCCGGCGTCATGGGCTGGGCATCGGCTTCCTTGAGGCCTTCCGTGACCATGTTCACACCTTTTTCAATCTTTTTGCCCGTTTCACCGCCGATAGCTCCGGCAATGGCAGCTACGCCTTCGACGGCGGTGACGATCTGCCCGACTCCGGGAATGAACTTCAACGCACCGGTCAGAATGTCACCGAATCCCATTATCCCACCCCTTTCCGGCCTTGCCGGTTGCGTCGATGATTTCAAGATCGAATCGGACACCGGGACGCGGATCACCTTCACAGACTGCGTTCATGAGTTCGGCCAGAGCGGCACGGGAACCGGACACAGCCTGCTGATCCTTGAGCGTGGCGAAACGCAAACCGGGAAGTATACAGGCCTCGGAATCGGACAGGCGACCCTCTTCAACGTCACCAGCCCAGTTGCCCGCGTGCATAAGCACATGGGTGCGGTCCGGCACGTTCAGGATTTCGGGACAAAGTCCGAAGTGCGGGGATTCCCTGATTTCACATTCATATTTTCCGGGCGGGATACAGGACACGGACGTGCGGTTGTCTTTCCACGGCGGCTCCGCGCTGACGCGATCCGTTCCGCCGGGCAGGAACATCCGACTGAATGTGCCGTCGAGACCTGTTTCGGTCCGAACGATAGTAACGGTATGTTTGTGCATGGTTTCTCCCTGTTTGGCAGAACCATGTTGGTTCCGCTGTCGGTCTGGTAAAACAGGGATAGAATATCGGGATGGGGAATACAGTGCAGGAATCTATGGAAGCTGTGTAAACAAAAAAAGCACCCGATGGGGGTGCTTATATATTTATTGTATGAATGGAAGTGATGTCAGTTCTTGATGCCATCAAGATGATGGAGTGTCACTTCAGGTACCCCATGAGCATCATGCATACGGTGGCAAGAAAAATAGAACCTCCTTATATATCGATTCGTTTGATTTCTTCGATAACGCTTTCCGATGTAACGCGAAAGGGTTTATCTAAATGACGTATTAATTTCCCCTCGGCGGCAAGTGCATAGACCTGACTTCGGCTGATGCTGAGACAATACGCGACTTCATCTGCACGCAGGAAGGTTTTGGCCGCAAGCATTTCTGCCGGGGTAATGGAGAAATCCCCGTAGCCTCTCAAGTCGGTTCCTTCCGGCAGCATGATCTGAAAACCTTCCTGCGTTTTCGGTGCACATCGCTGGGAGCATCCAAAACAATAGAGAAGCGGCCACCGGCAGACCCAATAGGCCTTTTTTGGGTCACGGCAGTTGAGACGCTCGTATACTCCAGGCAGCACCTCGCCCATGTAGGGACGAAAACCCTTGCTATACAGGTCTGCAAATTCCTTCAAATGTCTTGTGGTCATGTTTCAGCCTCCGTGACAGTCAACTTGAGAAAAGGGCCATGACAGATTTGGCCTGGGCGCGAAACAGATCGTCGCATCTATTGCATTTGCCGGTGACGCTGCACCGGGTGCAGGCCGTTATCTTGATAGTGTCCATGATTCGTTGCTCTTCGTTCTTTCCGTTCAGTGCATCCCGTATGCGCTGGGCCTGACGTTGTGTGTTGCCGCCGTATTTTCCTGCCAGCACTTGATACACCGTGGATCGGTTCAGGCTCGGATGCAGGCGGCAAAACTTATGCACCGAGTTGAACCTCGTCTCAATGTCAGTTCGCAGGTTGTGCATCGTATGGGTCTATTCCCTTTTTTCTGCATCGTCCGATCAGGTCTTTGGCGAGAGTCTGCAACGCGTGCTGGTCGTTCAGCCAGACGAATTTATCCACGCTAAACTGCGACTTGCAGCGCGTATCCAGGCCGGACATTTTCCAGTTCAGGGCGTTCCACATGGCCGCGATCCACCGCTTCTGCTTGGCGTTGGCCGTACCGTCCGGGATTTCGTAAAAGTCCTTTCGGGGAGTCCTTGTCCGCTGACCGCTATCGGTAAATTCCGCGCCTTTGCTTTCGAGGAAGCGGACAAAATCTGCCAATTCCTGCATGGTCAGCCTACCTGCCGACCGTTTGCCGTACCGCTCTTCCAGTATGGCCCGATAGATTTCATCGTCCATGTCCGGCATCTGCTTTTTGGCAATGTGAATCTTTGCCAGCATCCCTTTGCGCCAGTTCGGATTGTGTTTCGATGCCATGGTGTGGTTCCTTTCGATTTTTGGTGTTGCAGTTACAGGGCGGGTCGTAAATCAACGAGGCTCCGCAGATTTTGCAGCGATAGTGATCGCTCATTTTTTCCGTTTCATAACTTTGACAATGAACATGCAGACCGTAGCAATTGCCAAGGACACCATCATGATTAAGGCTTCAAGGTTATTCACTTATTGTTCTCCCTTGTTTCTATTAGTTGATATTCATTGTTCGTTTGGCTTGAGGATACCGGTTCCTCCTGTTATCGATTGTTCGTATTAAGCGATTAAACTTCAACCATCACAGGAGGAACCGGAAATGTCATTCGACGCTGCTCTTGTAAAAGAACAAGGAATTACTTTTGCCGTTGTTCTTGTCAAAAACCATGTATTCAACTCGACTACGAGTAAATCCGAGGCTGTTGATTCCTTTCATCCCTATTTTCCAGGAACGCCTATAGTTATAGCTAGACAGCGCAATGGAAACATGGAGTACTACGGGCGAAAAGACATCGTTAACTTCCTTTCAAATCTCCACCACTCTCAACTCCCATGGAAAAAGTATTCTCTTCGTTGATAAGGGCACGCAGATAGGCAACCTGATCATCCAATACTTTTTCAACCTGTTTTAATGTGGGCGTATCCATCAAGACGGAAACATTTCCGTCTTGATACGCCCCATACAGCAATTCCTTTCCTTTAAAAATTTCAATATTGAATTTCATTTTCTTACTCATTATAACTCCTTTTCATGTTCTACACGCTCGGCGTATGCTGAGAACTCGGTTATTCGTGGACGCACAGGACTTCGATAGGTTTTACAGGAAATCCATAAACAACCTTGGCTTTGTACCCTGCGTCTTCACATTCTTTGACGGCGGCGATGACTTCCGATCTATCCATTGTGCATCCTGAAAGCATGGACAAAATAATCAACGTGAAAAGTGCGTATTTCATCTTCATCACCTCATTGCGGATTAGTTTAGAAGTGCTCGGCACAACAGGTGCCACACTCAGCGTCTTCAACCTTGGGCATCGCCTCGGTCAGTGGCTTGCCGCAAATCCCGCAACGGGGAAGGCTGTTCATCTGGTCAACAAAATCCTGTGCCTCTTTCTCGGTATCGAAAAAAAGGGCTTCGCCATCTTGAGCGGCGTTGTATTTCTTGCCGTCAACGGTGACGGTGATCCCGTACACGGGTTCCATCTTCTTGGTGTTGAGCCATTTTGCTACTTCGTATTTCATTGCGTTCTCCTTTGGTCGTGGTTCTGCTGATTCTCAGCTATTTGCTTTTTCAAGTGCAGCACAATTGGCTTCCAATCTGACAACGGCCACCACACTTTCACGCAATTCCGGTTCTACTTTTTGCAATGAGTTGTACAATCGTCCATGCTCTGACTTGGAAACCAATATGAGATTGCCTAATGCACAGTTGGTGTTGTCGCTATCGAGAAAGCGCACGCAATGCCCTTCGGGAACCGGACCATTCGCCTTTTCCCACACGGCAATATGTTTATATTTGTAATGTCTGAATGTACGCCCACACCTAAACTTATGGGTCTTAACTAGGGGGTAGCCTTGTTTATGGTACGAATACACTTCTCCCACTTTACGCTTTTTCATTTTTGCTTTGGCAAGCCCCAACTTCGTAAGTTTTGTGTTGATGGAATCAAAAGTCCTTTTCCTTTCAAATTTCTGATTGAAAAGGTCGACGACATCCTGCGTTTTCATATGTGCATAGGCTTTAAGAAACACAATTTCCGCTTTGGTAAACAAATTTAGCGGCATACCTTCAGGAAACCCCGGCTTTCTACCCGCACGAAAATTATAGCGGTCGAGCGTTCTACGAATTTGTTTGAAGGAACAATTGATGCCAAACTTATCGTTGAAAGATTTTACTAGGTCGGCGGTTTTCATCATTTTGTAGCCGGTTTTAAGGAACTCCAATTGTTCCTCCGTGTATTTCATGCGCTTCGCCATGCCTCTACTCCCCGATAGCCAGTACAGACGGAACTGGGCCAACGCCCAACAAGTCACGTTCCGCAGCCACCCGAACTTTCAATACCAAGTTGGCGTTACTGATGATCTCTCTACCAAGCAAAGCAACGGCTTTTGCGCGTGCAATCTCTTTGGTGAGGGCATCGCCTTCCAAACTTTCCTCGTTCACCCGCTCCATGGCAGCGAACAGGTGGTCATTCAGGTGCGTCAGTTTATTTTTTGCCACAATAGTCCTCCAGACATTCTTCCGGTTCGATGGAACATTCTGCCAACGATGCTGTACGCGGCCTGACCGTTGTGACCGGCACAGCTTTTCTGGAATATGCGAGGGTGACCATCCACACGCCGTTTGCATTAGGGCGTGGCGGTGCGCCGATCATTTCGGCTTTGGGGAGCATTCCGCCTTCGCGGTACCAGACCTTTGCCCCTTGGGGGAGATAGAGATTGACCCGGACAGTTCCGTTCGATGTTTGGCCCATATTCACGTCAAAGACCTTGGCTATGCGGCGGCCAAGCTCCTGCCCCAGTTCGGCAGCAGAGAGAAAGCTTCGGCGTTCATTGGGGCGGGTGTAGAAAGTGCCACCGACCTGCAATCTGAAATTGTCATGCCGTCCTCCGTAGTTGGGCCAGTTTTCCCCATGGTCACCGGGGAAAACGGAAAGCAGGGGCCACGCATTTTTCCCCTTGGTGGCCGGTATTCTCAATGGTGCTTTTATGCTGGACATGGGATTTCCTTTTCTTTTGGCTGCTCATCAGGCCGAGGCTGCCACGCCCCGACGACCGCCCCATTCAAGGGCGGTTTCGCATTACTTCATGCTTTCTTTGAGTTCTTTGCTGGATTTAAACTTGATCACGTCTCTGGGCGGGATGACGAGATCGGCCCCGGTGCGCGGGTTACGGCCTGGACGGGCTGCCTTGTGTTCGACTTTGAAAGTTCCGAAGCCCCCGATTTTGACATCACTGCCTTTAACCAGGGATGCTTTAATTTCATTCAGAGTGGTGTTGATGATGTCTTCGACTTCGCCGGAGCGAGTGCGAGATGGTTTTTTTGCCACAACAGCTTTAATCAATTCGCCTTTGGTCATGATGAGTTTCTCCTCAATGGGTTAAAATGGTTCACCAATTTCGTTCTTGATAAGCCAGCCGGGAATCTGAACTTCGATTACATCGCCATTCTTGATCCCTGCCGGAAAGGTCACTTTGCTACGCGGCAGCCATGGTTTGATTCCCATGCCGACGATTTGCACAAGCACAGCCTGTTTAGTCTCGGCTTCAATCTTGACTGTGTACGGGTGCAATTCACTCATGCTGCCATTCCGTTCCGTTCTTTCCACTCGTGCACGGCATCGTCAGCCGTTCGGGTACAGGCGCGGTACAACCACCAGCAGACGGTCTGCATCAGGACGGATCGCTTGTTTACGAATGTGATTGAAATGATTGAAAATGGAACAATTTCAGGATGCTTCTTGAGGAGAAAAAGACGCATGAGCAACCGGAGATTGTCATTCATAGGTTTTTTCGTTTCAACTGTGTAAATGTTGAATTCCTCATAATCGTGCTCAAAAACAGTTACCTCGGAGGTGTAGCGCATGCATCCGAACAGCGTGCAAACGGTTTCATAAAACCCAACCCAAAAGACAGAAAGACCGCCAGCAAATGCCGTTGTGGCGAGAATTAAGTAGAATGTTTTCATGCTTCATCCCCCAATGCATCGCGCGAGATTTCAAGGAAAAACTCGTCATTGGAAATGCGGCGCATGCCCACGGTTTCAAGACGGGAGTCAGGCCAGTCTCGCATGGCTTCCTTGTCCACGCTGTTTTTGACTTTTATTGCTTCCGTGATACTCAACTCACGGAGCCGCTCCAGAACGTCCGACAGTTTGATCTTGGGTAGGGTTTGCAGTTTGGTAGACTTGCGAAAACCGTATAGCCCATAGGGAGTATCGAGCGATTTGCGTTTGCTGAATAATTCGACCTTGTTCAGCGTTGCAAACGTGCAGATTGCGTCTTCCAGCTTCTTCCGGCGGTCAAGGAGCGGCCCCATTTCATTGCGCGTGTTTTCCTTGACCTGGGCAATTTCTTCCTCGGCATTCAGCCGAACTCGCTCGTAGTCACGTCCGATCTGTGCCAGTTCCAACATTGCGGCTTCTGCCTGTTTGACATCGGCGACAACAGTGGTCGTGGGCTTGCTTCTAGCCATTTATTCCTCCCAGCATCTTTGCATTTTCCAGTCCGGCGATATGCTCGGCGTTACTGAGGATGGAATCACAGAGACGATTTGCCTCCTCAATAGTCCGGCTGCCCATATTACGCTGAATGAGCGATTTCAGTTCCGTAACCGTTTGGAAAACATCCTTACTGATAGGGCCGTTAGGCACTGTCCAGCCAATGTTTCTGGTTCTTCTCGCGGTCTCTTTCATTTTCAGTCTCCTTTCTCGTTTTGGGTGTCAAAGCGTTGCAAAATGATTCTGCATTCCTTGACCACAGCCTTTCGGGCCGGGTCGGAATACAGGTCTTTCTCAAAAAATACACGGGCCAGTCGGGACATGGCGGCACGTTCCAGAGCAAAGGGGTCTCGGATAGCGACAGGCGGATACGGAGTCTCACGCTGTTCGCGACCTTTTGGAGTGGTGGAATATAAAAGATTCAGGCCCTTCTTGCCGTTGCGACGAATGAGGGCGATTGACATCAGGTATTTGAGATACTTGCTGATTGTGGACGCAGCCACATGGGACACAGCGGCAATTTCGGAGATATCAAAGGTGCCTGTTGATGCTCGGACGGCCCGCCACATGCGTACGTAACCTTCGCCTCGACGTTTTGGAGCCTGAGGGTTGTATCTATACTGGCCGGGCTTGACACGACTTAGCTCATTCTGCCGGGTCATGCCGTTGAGTTGACGGCGAACGCGGGCTTTTTCCGGCTCAGATTCCAAGGCAAGGGAATTGAAAATAAGGGCGTTATTGACTTCCTTCTTTCCTCCCTCGCTCAGTCCGATAATGACGCCGCGCAACTTGTGTATGTCAGGTGACAACATCGCTAGGCCCTCCCTATACGCAGTTTGTCCACGATCTTGGCGTCGATAATGTTGGTATTTTGAGCCTTGGCATAATCCTCAAGGCGCAAAATAAACCCGTAAACTACACGGAAGCTGCCCTTCGCCAAATGAGCCAGCTTGTGGGCCGCTTCCGGGGTTACGTCGAGAGAGGCGGCTTGCAAGGCAAACAACATGACATCGGCGTCCACGATAGGGTTGAAATTCACGACCTCCACAACACGGGAATGAACCCGTGCGCGAGCGTGAAGCTTGGGATAAAAGCCGTCCTCGCCGATCAGGATCACGGGGCAGCCGGTCATGTCGTGGACATCGCGCAAATCTTCGATTCGGCTCATGCTCAACCTGTCGGCTTCGTCCACGATGATGGGCTGAGGGGTCTCGGCCAGAGCATCCATGATACGATTTCTACAACGCGTGGTGTTGCCGGGGCGTTCCGCTGCGACCTCATATGTCAAGGCCTGCAAAAAACTGAACTGGCTCCAGCCCTCCAGCACTCGCAGGAAAATTCCACCGTTCATGGTGTGCCATTCCTTGGCCGCCATGGTCTTGCCTCGGCCAGCCTCGCCCTGCACGACACCAATACCCGGACGGCCGCGCTCCGTGTCGCTCAGGACACTGAGGGCTTTGCGCAACTTTGCCACGTTGCCTGTCTCGATGAAAATGTCTCGCCGCATAATTTACCTCGCGCTTTGCTGTTTCAGATAGATAGGCTTCAGTTGTTCAAATCGTGCGTTCGTGGCAGTCCGGTATTCCTCGGAAGCCTCGTATGCATGCATGGAAGATTTATCTTCGGGGGGGAGTTCGTATCCGTAGCGATAGGTCTGCTCGAAACACCATTCATAGCGTTCCAACTCGCTTGTAAAAAAGGCCGGACGTTTGATAATGTTGGTCGGCAGTTCCTTGATCTTGGCCCTCACGGCTTCCAATCGTGCAATCTCGGCTTCATCCATCACAGGCTCGGCTTTGATGACTTTGGGCTTGGGTACAGCCTTGAGAGGCACAGTTTCCCGCCGCATCCAAGGCAGAGTTTCGAGTGCATTCTCGCCGATGTCACCGTCGAAGGCCTTGACCATTTTCATGGTGGTATTCTTGAGTCCGCGCTGGCGTTTGTTGGCTTCTTTAATCTTCTGGAGGTCAAGTTCATCGCCGAAAATACGAGCCAGGGGGTGAAGAGCTTCAGTGGGACGGGCAATGCCAAGGCGTTCACCTTCCAAAGTGTGCAAGTAGACCTCGCTCATGTCCGACCAGCTGTACATTGCCATGACCGGCTTGTTCAGGCCGTACAGGGCATCGGATTCAAAGCGCACGCCGCTGATGGTAAAGCCGCATCGTTTGGGTGTGATCTTCTGGCGAAAAAGGAAATGCCGATCCAGTTCGGCAAGGTCCACGCCATCGCCGAGTCCACCCTGAAGGATGTCTAGAGGACGTTGTCCCCCTACGCTTTTGCGCTCCTGTTGGCCGTACCATTGTGCATAGAGGCGAAACACCTCGGATGCTTCACGCAGAGTGGGTGTCCACTCGTTGTGAGTGGCGGCGTGGTACTTCTCGTTACGCATCATCCATGCGGGCTTGTTGGCGACATTGTTGCCGATGTAGCTCGGTAAAAGGCGTTGGCACTCTTCATCGAAAGTTCGGAAAAATCGCTCGACGATCTTGGTTCGAGCCTCGTAGGGGCGGCTGTACTGGACCGCTATGCCGAGCCGAGCATACAAGCCGTTGAATTCGCCGAAGTCAGCGTCAACATTGCTGAAATATTTACCCCTGAACGCCTTGCCGTTGTCGAGGTAGACGCACCGTGGGTACTGCGCGAGCATGCGGATCGCCATGTGCAGGGCTGAACTGATGGCAACGGTATCCTCGGTGGGCATTATCTCCCAGCCGACCGGCATGTGTGATCGCCAGTCAAACCAACATATAAGTATGGGCCGGAAAGGCTTGCCAGTAACAGGGTGCAAGCATCGGAAATTCAGGACATGGCCGTCACAGAAGAGGACATCACCCACAGAGAGCAGATCGCTGTTTCTGGTGATGTACGGCCCGACTTTGTCCTTGAGAGCCTTCTCTCCATTACGCTTGAGGACGACCAAATCGTGGTGGGTTTCGTCGAAGCGTTCGGCAAATCGCCGAAAAGAGCGATTGGATGAGACTGGCAGATCGTTCTTTTTGAGGATTTCCTTGGTGGCCCTGTAAGCAAGGGCAAGGCTTGGCCGATTCGGGGTCAGCCAACAGCCAAGAAATATTTTTTCCGCGTCCGGGCCGATCTGTCCAAGTCCTTTTCTGCCGCCTTTTGACCACTTGCCTCGGCGGTCGCATAGGATGCGGTAATCATCGTCGTTGTCCCGCAGTCTCTTGTCCCACCGGTACAGAGTTTTGTCGGAGATTTCATTCAGGATATCAAATTCTTTGGGAAACAATTGGCCGGAGTTCACCGCTATGAGAAATGCTGCGGTAGCTTTGCCCTTGGTGACCTTGCTCTTGGCAACAAACTGCCGCCACTCGCTGACAAGCCGGAAACGAGCCATGCCCACCCTGTAAGCCCAATCGGGAATCACCACATTGTCAGTAGGCAGGGCCGGAACGTCCGTCTTCGCTTCATGCATGATGATGGCCGCCCGGACATCTTCCGGGAGTCCGGCAACAAGCCATTCGTTGCCGCCGCCACGGCCTTGACGTGTACGAGACTGCCAGTTCTCGCGCTTTGAACGACGGGAGATTGTCATACTCGTTTTACGGAGTATAACTGTCAGTTCTTTTGAGGTGTATGCGTCTTTCATTCTTAATCCTTATTGAGGAGTCCAGATTTCCCTGGCATGGCTTTGGAGACTCAAATTAATAGATTTTTCTCCTGACAAGTTCAGGCCATGGTTACAAATTCTGCATATCTTCAGGTAAACTCAACACCGTCACCGGACACCCCAGGTCACGTAGATAACCAAGTACTGCACGATTATTTACCGATCCCCGAATCGTCCGGTTGACGACTGCCGGAGACATTTTCAAGGCTCTGGCTACATCGGCCTGAGTCTTGCCCTTTCCATCAAGGAATTCCCTGATGCGCCAAGGTTGACGTTGGCGGCCTGCTCCATAGGCGGCACTCATATTCATAGTTTCAACTCCAACTGTTTTTTCCGTTTACGGGCATCGCGCTCGGCAAGGATCGCCTCGGCGTAGTCCCTCAATTTTTTGTCTTCGGGGGTCATGACCCCGCATCCGTGCAGACCAAGCATGGCTGACAGCGGTGCGATGCTCTTCACAACCATGCAGAACACATTGACCGCCATAAGTGACGGCAAGTGTTCCTTGTTTGCAGGATTCAACCACTTTTCAAGTGTGGCCGTTTTAACGCCCTTGGCGTTTCCTCGGCTCAAATTGACTCCGGCTTTGGAGGCTATCTCATTCATGCTGTCTGTGATCTGCTCGCGAGACAATCCGCACCGAGAAGCACTCTGATTCATGGTGCTCTTGACCTTGATCATGAGCATGGTCAGTTCTGCGCTGGGATCGTCGAATAGGGATAACTGCCGCATATGTCGCTCTTGTCCGCTGACGTTTAAGTTCATGTCCGATACGGATGCGGGGTCGGATGTTGACCCCCTGCGTGCAGTCAATTAGAGTAGTTGTGTTAAGTGCTACTTTTATTAACTGCCCACGACACATGTTTAACCACGTTTGAGGTTTAAATCAACCACATTTGTGTGTTAATGTTGTTATTTGTAGTTTTAATGCAATTTTTACTTATATTACAAGTAATTACATGCGGTCGGCGGGTGTTAAAGATCATGTTAAACTTTAATGGAGCAACTTTAACACCATGCATGATGATGAAAACAGGCTCCCTATTGGCCGACGAATCAAAGCTGTTCGCAGTGCCATGTCGCAAAAAGAATTTGCTAAGCGGCTGGGTGTTGCTCAAAACACCATTGGTAACTACGAACGTGGAGAAAGACACCCCAAAATTGACGTAGTCATGAGGATTGTCTCTGAATTCGATGTTTCCTATGACTGGCTAGTAGAAGGCAAAGGCACATGGAAAGACCACAAGACGGCCATGGCCTCTAGTGAGGGATGTAGTCAATGTGATGTGTTGCGGGCAGAACTCAAAGAGGAAAGGGCTCTTAACAGAGAGTTGAACGCTGAAAATCGGCAACTCTTAAAAGAGAACGGTGACCTACGAGTTGATCTGGAACGGATGAAAGCCAGGGCCGCCCCGGACGACCATGCACCACCTGAGGCCACCAAAGATTGCGCTTAACCAGGCGGGGAAAGGTGATCAGTCTTTTCTAAAGACAATACAAGAAGTTACGCACCATGACACTGGTTTGCAACGATTAGCAATGAGTATGTATTCATATGTTCAGCAAAGCAAAGGCCAAGCAGCAAATGCCGCTTGGCCTTTTTCTCATTTTAGCTGTCAAGAAACCGCGAAACTCGGAAAATTTTCTCATCTTGTCAAACCGGCCAATCACAACCGTCCAAACACGGATTAGCCCACGCCAGTCCTACGAAAGTCCCACGAAAGTCCTATATCCCCCCGGCATTCTCTAGCTTCTCATGTTAAGTGTCCCCCCACAAAGATAGAGCGTTGTCGTTAGCAGGTTCTTATGCCGCAGCATTTTCTGAATTGTAACGATATCCAATCCCTCATGAGCCAGAATGGAAACTGTCAGGTACCGAATGGCGTGGTAGGTGAAACGCTTCACACCAGCCTTCTTGCACAGCCTTGGAAGTAACCGCTGCCGCTCAGCGTAAGGAATGCCGTCATCGTTGCAGAAGACATACTCTCCTCATTTCGACTTAACACGTTCAACCAGGGCGGTTGCCAACCGATCTGTGAGAATCAACCAATCTGGCTGAAAAGAGCCCCCCTTCCTTTTTCTGATCCAGAGGCGAATTTTACCATTAACCAGATCAACATCATCCCATTTCAGAGACAACAATTCATTCCGCCTTGCGGCTGTATGGAAAAACGCCAGCACAAGGACTTGATCCTCGCCCTCGGCAACATCATACACTTTCCAGAAGTCATCCTCTGAAGGCACAGACCGAAGCCGTTGAATAACCGGGAAAGAGTCCACCGAAACAAAGGGATTGTCCTTGGGCATATCAATGTATTTGATTCCCCAATTCGACGCCGCCTTGAGGTTCTTCTTGTCCTTGTTGGCGGCATTTCCACTCTTCTCCCTGGCTCGTTTTTCAAGCATCCTTAGGCAATCGGCAACCGTGAGGTCATCAACAAGGGTATCCTTGCCCATAACTACAAAAAACCGCTTGAAAGCAACAACCTTCTCGCTCTTGAATATTTTAGGCGTATGACGCTCCCTTGAGTATTCAAGGTACTTCACGCTCCATTCAAATAGAGAGATCGAGACCAAGACTTGCTGCTCGGCAATCCCAATGTCGATTAGCCGAACGACGCCGCAATCACGGCAACCAATTCGTTGGACTGGATTAACCAGCCATACTGGCTTGAAGCCAATCAA